TTGAAAGCTATATTAGATGCACTTATGAAAGCGGATATGTATAATGATGATAGTCAGATAGATTATATTGAGATAGCTAGAGGCGAAGCGATACCAAAGGGCGCGGCTGTAATACATTTATATGACTTTATAGGAGAAGAGCATGGCTCAACCAAATAAACTAGAACTAAAAGAAGGCGCTGAAGGAAAAGCATTTAAACAGGATAAAACAGAAGATTGGCATGCCGATTTTCAAGGACAATTGTTATGTGCAGACGGGGTTATCAGATACGTTAATATCTATGAAAACACTTCGCAAGCTACTGGAAACCGATGGCTTAAACTTAAGATGGGTAATCCTGTTGGAGAGAGTACCGGTTCCAAACCACCCGCACCAGTACAAGATACGCAGCCGGCGAGTCAACCTGTGGCTGAATCCATTAACGAACTTGAGGACGATATACCCTTTTAATGGCTGAATCTAAAAACAAAAGCAAACCTATACCTAGTCTTGCTGGGTATGGGGGAGTTAAAACGCTACAAAGAAGTTTAGAGCGTAGTACTACTATTGCTGCAAACAGGGAGCAAGTTGCCTACAGTCTTTTATCTATAGCGAATACTAAAATTAGTGACGTAATGGAGTGGGATCATACTGGCAAAGTAAAAGTCAAAGCAAGTAAAGATATTCCCGAACATGCAATGCAAGCTATAAAATCTATTAAAATAAATCAAGATGGAGATATAGCCATAGAATTCTGGGATAAACCAGCTATATTAAGAATATTAGCAAAAGCCAGTGGTATGCTAGATAACCCAGAAGAATCTGATAAGCCAAGTGTTATCGGTATTAATGTTAAAGCACCAGAGATAATTGACAGTGAATAAACCAAAAGTATCTTATAAAGAATTTAAAGCTTTATCATTTGATTCTCAAGTGGGAGGAGATCATTATACTAAAATGAAAATACAGCCTATGCAATTTTCTATGGCTAATAACTTAAATGCAATGCAACATACTATTATTAAATATGTCACAAGGGTTGACCTAAAAGGTAATGGTGATGAAGATATAGATAAAGCAATACACACTTTACAACTTTGGAAGCAATGGAGAAAAGATCATGGACATTAAGCAATCAATTGATCAGCTACGTGAAGAGTTTAAAATGGCTCATCTTAATAACTCTAGGGTTATGGAAATTATAGATACACTGTATCAAGAAAACTTAGAACTTAAACGTATGATGACAATGAAGTTTAAAGATATAGACGATGAGCAATAAAAAAATTCGTAGTAAAAAAGAATTAACAGGTCCCGGAATTGATTTAGATTTTAGCACTAGCCCTGTTGTTTACAATTTTTTAAAAAGCAATAAATTTGTTCGTGGTCTTATGGGTCCAGTAGGGTCCGGTAAATCCTACGCTTGTGCTGCTGAAATCATGATGCGTGCCGTTAGGCAAAAGCCTTCTCCTCAAGATGGCGTTCGCTACACTCGATTTGTTATTGTACGAAACTCGTACCCAGAATTAAAGACTACCACAATAAAAACTTGGCAGGAATTATTTCCTGAAAACACTTTTGGTCCGATGTTATATACGCCTCCTATAACACATCACATTCGTCTCCCATCTCGTGGCGATGCTGCGGGAATAGATTGTGAAGTGATTTTTTTAGCATTGGACCAACCTAAAGACGTAAGAAAACTTTTATCACTAGAATTAACAGGAGCATGGGTAAATGAAGCTAGAGAACTTCCTAAGGCAGTTATTGACGGGCTTACTCATCGTGTGGGTCGTTATCCTACTCAGCGTGATGGCGGTCCTACATGGCATGGAGTATGGATGGATACCAACCCAATGGATGACGATCATTGGTGGTTTAGGTTAAGTGAGAAAGAAAAGCTTTCTGGAAAGTATGGTTGGGATTTTTTTAAACAACCGGGTGGAGTAAAAGAAGTAGAATTAGAAAATTTACCAGATAACCCAGAAGCAAATGATCATGTTTTTTCTGGAGGGAGATGGTGGACGCTTAACAGCAAAGCTGAAAATGTAGGTAATCTACCTAGTGGTTACTATATGCAAATGCTTGGAGGTAAAAACTTAGATTGGGTGCGCTGTTATGCAGAAGGTAAATATACTTATGTACAAGAAGGAAAATCAGTTTGGTCTGAGTATGATGATAATTTAATGTCATCATTAGAAATAGAATATGATCCTACACAACCACTACAAATAGGATTAGACTTTGGTTTAACTCCTGCAGCAGCTATAGGGCAAAGATTAGCAAACGGAAGATGGGTTGTGTTTGATGAAATTGTTACTGAAGATATGGGATTAGAAAGATTTGGCCAACAGTTATTAGCTGAAATTAATGCTAAATACCCTAAAGCACAGGTACTAATATGGGGAGATCCTGCTGGTATGCAACGTGATGCTATCTATGAAGTTACTGCATTTGACTATTTAAGAACGCTAGGGTTACGAGCGCAACCAACTCCATCTAATAATTTTAGAGTAAGGCGTGAAGCAGGGGCTGCTCCGATGCAAAGATTAATAGAAGGTAAGCCCGGTTTGTTAGTACATACACAATGCAAGCGTTTACGTAAATCCTTATCTGGAGGGTATCATTTTAGGCGTATTAGTGTAGGTGCAGGGCAGGAAAGATTTAAAGATAGTCCTAATAAAAATGAACACTCACACATTGGTGATGCATTTGGATATTTGCTTTTAGGTGGGGGTGAACATAAGCGGCTAACAAAAAGTCCATTAGCAGCAAGTTCTATTATATCTCAAAATATAGCGAACTCAGACTTTGACATCTTTTCTTAATCAAGAATATTTAAATAGGTATATGCCTAATATTGATAATATAAGTTATCATACATTTAAACCATATCACCTTAATAATTATAAAGGATTAAAATCTTATGGGATTTCATCGATGTCGGATAGCACTAGAAAACAAGGTATTGAACGCCAGTCTCTTCTTGGCCCATGTGTTACTGTCATGCATTATAATGATGTTATCGCTATTTTTGGCGTTGTGCTTATTTGGAAGGGGCTTGGTGAGGCATGGTCAACGTTTGATGAGAAAGCTAGAAGATATCCCATAGGTATGACTAAAGGTGCATTAACATTCTTTGATATCTGCGAGATATTATTTTCTTTACATAGACTACAAATTACAGTATTATCAACAGATAATAGAGCATTACGATGGGCAAGTGCTATTGGTTTTGTTCAAGAAGGTTTATTAACGCAGTACAGTGAAGATAAGAAAGATTTTTATATGATGAGGAGAAAGGTTGATGGGTAGTCTTTTTGGTGGCAAGCCAGATAATTCAGCAGCAATGGCTCAAATAGAAGCACAAAGAAAAGAAACAGAGGCAGCTAAAAAAGCTGCTATGGATGAAAGGCGTACATTAAAAGAAGAGATGGCTGCTAAAAGAATGGCTAGACGTGGTGGTGGTTCTAGAATGTTATTGTCTTCAGCAAGACTTACGCCAGAAACTGGCATAGAAGAAGATGATAAAATAACAACAACACTTGGATAGGAGTAAAGTATGGGTTCAGTAGTAAAAGCAATAACAGGATCAAAACCAAAGCCAGCGCCAGCGCCAGCGCCAAAACCAGAACCAATAAAGATAGCTGGTCGTGATAGAGCTGCAGAAGAAAGAGCGGCTTCTAGAAGAGCTAGAAGAAGGTCTGGTGGATTATTAACTAAATCATCTGTTAGTCCTGTAGCAGATACTACAGATTCACTGGGTTATGACGATACACTTGCGTAATCTATTATGGGCCTAAAAAACATTAGAAGTGAAATATTAAAAGACGATGACTCTAAGTATGCTCTAGATTTTGCAATACAGGTAAAAAGAGAGCAAGATCCTATGATTAGCAGAGAGAGTATTGTTGATGAAGTAGTTCTTCCAATAGCCTACCATGAATCACAACTAGACCCTAAAGCCATACAAAAAACAATGAGACATGGGGTTGAAGTTAATGGAGCTGGGCGTGGTCTTATGCAGTTTGAGCCTGCGTCATTATATACAGCAGCCAAACGCGCTCAGATCATTTTAACTAAAAACAAAGAAAAAGTTCCTGCTTACATAAATCGCATAGTAGATAACAAAATGTTAGATGCAAGCAAGCTTACAACTGGGCAGCAAACAGCTTTAGCATTGTTTGATTTATTGCAAAAACCAGAAGCAAATATAGCTTTAGTAACGACTGGATCACAAAACGTAAAGAATTTATGGGAAAATTACTGGTGGGCTGGTAAAAAAAATAAACCACTTAGGCGTAAAAAGTTTTCTGAAGACTACAAGTTGTATCTATTAGACTATCGCGATAACATTAAAGGAAAAGCAAATGGCAGATAAAAAAGCAATTATTGAAAAATTTAAAAAACAAGGTGTTAAGTTTAATAAAGCAGGTAAGCCGATGGATATGGAAAAAATTTATAAAACAAACCCAGAGCTTCATAAAAAATTAATTGATAATTTTTATTCTACTGCAGGAACAATGGATGAAGGTAAAATCGATCTAAAAGCTATGATGAAAAAAGTTAAAGAAAAAATGAAAGGAAAAAGAAAATTACAATCAGGTGATGATTTAATTAAAGAAACGGAAAAAAGGATAAAAAATAATGGTAGATAATTACATCGGCATGAAGAAAAAAGCTAAAAAAGTAATGAAAAAGAAAAAAGGCGATTTAAACAAAGATGGAAAGATGAGTTCTTATGAAACCAAAAGGTCTAATGCAATTCAAAAAAATATGAATAAAGGAGTAGCATAATGGGAAAAGGATTATATGCAAATATAAATGCAAGAAAGAAAGCTGGTACTAGCAGACCTAAATCTAAATCTACTATATCAGACAAAGCATATAAAAATATGGTAGCTGGTTTTCCTAAGAAAAAGAAAAAAACAACAGCATAATGGTAGCAAAGAAACATCAAAACCCAAGTGGAGGACTCAATGAAAAAGGTCGTGAATTTTTTAAAAGAACTGAAGGTTCAAATCTTAAACGCCCCCAAAGGACTGGGAGTGACGGCAGGCGTGTGTCTTTTGCTGCTCGTTTTGGGGGGATGGCTGGCCCTTTAAAAGATTCAAAAGGCAGACCAACTAGATTAAAACTTGCATTAAAGAAGTGGGGCTTTGGAAGTAAAGAGGCTGCTCGTAATTTTGCAGCAAAAAATAAAAAGGCATAACTATGGAAATGATGAGATTAAGCGCAGCAGATGTTTTAAAAAGACATGATTTAGCATTAAGAAAAAAAGATGACTTTAGGGACTTGTATGAAGAATGCTACGAGTTTGCTCTACCTCAAAGAAATCTTTATGATGGCCACTATGATGGTAAGATAGGTGGTAGCAAAAAAATGAATCGTGTGTTTGATTCTACTGCTATTAGCTCTACTCAAAGGTTTGCTAACAGAATGCAATCAGGCATATTCCCTCCACAAAGAAAGTGGTGTCGCCTAGAACCCGGACCAGACATTCCAGAAGATAGAATAAGTGATGCTCAAGCAGCATTAGACATTTTTAATGACAAGTTATTTTCTTCATTAAAACAATCTAACTTTGATGTAGCTATTGGTGAGTTTTTGTTAGATCTATCAGTAGGCACTGCGGTTATGATGGTGCAGCCCGGAGATGATATAAACCCAATAAACTTTACACCAGTTCCACAATATTTAGTATCTATAGAAGAAGGGGCTAATGGTCAAGTAGATAATGTTTATAGACGAATGAGAATCAAAGGTGAGTCAATACAAGCGCAATGGCCTGATATTGAAATACCAAAAGACTTACAAGATAAAATTAATCAGAAGCCTACAGAAGAAGTAGATTTAATTGAAGCAACTATCTTAGACCAAAAACGTGGAGATTATTGCTATCATGTCATTCATAAAGAATCTAAAAAAGAACTACTTTATAAAAGAATGGATTATAGTCCTTGGGTAGTATCAAGATATGCAAAAGTTTCTGGCGAAACATATGGCCGTGGACCATTAATTACTGCATTACCTGATATAAAAACATTAAATAAAACCTTAGAGTTGTTATTAAAAAATGCATCATTAGCTATTACTGGTGTATATACTGCTGCAGACGATGGGGTATTAAATCCAAATACAGTTAAAATTATGCCCGGAGCTATTATCCCTGTTGCAAGAAATGGCGGGCCACAAGGTGAATCTTTACGAGCTTTACCTAGAGCTGGTGACTTTAATGTATCTCAAATTATTATTAATGATTTACGTCTTAATATTAAAAAAACATTACTAGATGAATCTTTACCACCAGACAACATGTCAGCGCGTAGTGCTACAGAAGTAATTGA